TGACATTAACCCAAGAACAGAAAGAAACTGAGTATGCAAAAATTTATACATTGTATTGGCCACGAGTGGTCCAAAGTAATGTTTGGGACACGTTATTAGATGATGATAAAAATAAAATTCTAAACAAGACAAAACTGGCGGTTTCAAGTTTGGCTCAATTACCTCAAACTTCATTTTAAAATTTTCTAAAACTTCAGATATTTATAAAAAAAAACATTATGACAAACACTAAATTAATTTTAGACAACTTTTTAGGAAAAAATACAAGAGTTTCCGAAAAAGATTTAGGTGACGGAACCAAACAAGTTTGTGACTTAGATACAGGAGATTGTTACACAATCAGAATGAAAGACGGACTTATTGAAAGAGTCGACAATACGATGAAACAAAATAGAAGAGTTCAAGTAGAAACCAAAACAGGTATAAAACAATTATTGAATGGTTAAAATGAAAATAGATCAAAAAATAATAGAAGAGTTAAGAAGATATAACTCAATTAATAAATATATAACTGAACAAGCAGAACCACCAGCTGAAGAACCCGCAGAGGACCCACTTGCAGGAGCATTAGGAGGACCACTCGGTGGTGGAGATCTCGGAGGACCATTAGGTGGAGGTGCTGATTTGGGTGGATTACCACCACCTCCAGGAGGAGCACCCGCGCCACCCGCACCACCCGCACCTGGAGCTCCCGCACCTGGATCACCCGAAGCAGGGGCAACAACTGGAACAACACCTGTCGACGTTGCTAAAGACCCTGATGTTGAAGAGGTAGGTAAAGAAGAAGATGAAACTGAAGAGTTAGACATTACAGATTTAATAAATTCTCAAAAAACTATCGAAGATAAACAAGAAGAATATTTTAATAACCTTTTCAAACAACTCGAAACTTTAGAAAAAAAAGTCGGTGAGATGGATAATTTAGTTAACACCATTAATAGTTTAGAATCTAAGATTGAAAAAATGAGACCAAAAACTCCTGAAGAAAAATTGGAACTTAGAAGTTTGGATTCAGGGCCTTTTAAACAAAAACTAACAGATTTTTTTGTAGATAAAAAAGAAGAGATGGAAAAATCAGGAAAAAACGAATATGTTTTAACCTCCGATGAAGTTGAAGATTATTCACCAGGAGAAATAGAAGATTCTTTTTATGACTATGGAGACAACAACGAAGATTACCCCGGACAATTTTCACGAAGATAATTTTTAAAAAGGTCGAGTTATTCGACCTTTATTTTTTTAATATACAATTTGACATTTACTTATTATACAACTATAATTTTAACACATAAACTTTTAATTTTAATTACACATGGCGACAAATTCATTAGACGCAGTACTTGCACAGTACGAAAAATCAACTCAGAACAGCGGAGCAAGCGGTTCTAAAATGTCTCAAGAAGACCGAATGAAAAAATATTTCGCGGCTCTTTTGAAAGACAATGAAAAACAAGGACAGAGACGAGTACGTATTCTTCCTACAACTGACGGATCTTCACCGTTCAAAGAAGTATGGTTCCACGAAATCCTTGTGGACGGTAAATACCAAAAATTTTACGATCCAGGAAAAAATGATAATGAGCGTTCACCTCTGAATGAAGTTTATGAAGAACTTATATCAACAGGTCGTGAAGCGGATAAAGAACTTGCAAAACAATATAAAGCTCGTAAATTTTATATTGTTAAAGTTGTTGATCGTGATAACGAACAAGACGGAGTTAAATTTTGGCGTTTCAAACACAATTACAAACAAGAAGGAATCCTTGATAAAATTATTCCAATTTGGAAAGCAAAAGGTGACATCACAGATCCTGACACAGGACGTGATTTGATTCTTGAACTTACCAAAGCAAAAACTCCAAAAGGAGCTTTTTATACAGTAATCCAAACAGTAATGTATGATGATCCATCTGCAATCTCTCAAGATCAAAATCAAATGTCTGAATGGGTTTCTGATGAGTTGACTTGGGAAGACGTATATTCCAAAAAACCTGTAGAATATCTTGAAGCAATTGCAAGAGGAGAAACCCCGCGTTGGGATTCTGAAAAAGGAGGATACGTTTACTCAAACGATGAAACGTCTGAAGTTTCTATGGGCGGATCGCCAAAGGTAGAACGTAAGTCAATCAACGAAGTTGCAGACCCACAAGCCAATGATGAGGTCGATGAAGAATTACCATTTTAATTTTTAAATATGGGGGTCACTGACCCCCATTTATTTTTACCATGAAAAAAGTTTTATGTTTTACACCAAGTTTCAACAGATACAAAATGTTGAGAGGTACAATTTTGGATATTAGAAATCAAAGTTATAAAAATATTTGTCACTCTATTAATGTTTGTTTAGATCATAACTCGAATTTAGATTTGATTCCAAAGGTATTTGACGATTTAATTGATGAATGTTTAGTTATTAGTTATCACAGAAATGAACACCAACATACAAATCACATCAAGGCAATTCTTGAGGTTGATGGTTGGGAGGAATATGATATTTTTGTAAAAATAGATGATGACGACATTTATAAAAAAGATTACGTCAAAACCATAGTCCAATACTTTGAAAAAAATGATGTTGACGTTGTTTCATCTGTCATGGCATACCAAATAAATGGAAAGTTTTTAAGAAAAGGAAGTTATCATAATTTGGGGGCAAATCCTGAAATGTGTGATTTTAAAATGCCGGCAACTTTTGCATTCAATCTCAAAGCATTAAAACAAATATTAGAATTAAATAACTTATACGCGTTTGAAGATAATATGTGGAGAGACATATGGTGTAAAAAAAGTGTAATCGGAGAAGTAGACAATACCGAAAATGTCTTATGGCACATTCATGGTAAAAATACAACAACATCAGATTTTTTGATTGAAAGAGAAAAATAATAAATATGATCATTTATATTGTAATTTAAAATTACTATTATTAAAATAAAAATATATGAAACCATTTATTGCAGAAAAACTAAAGGAAGCCCTCGTAAGAAAATATGAAGCAGAAATTGCAGATGCTGAAGCAAGATTATATGTTTATTTCTCTAATTCTGTTGGTATTGGAGAACACCCACAACACACAGAAGAAATGGATAACTTAGTCGGACAACTAACAGATGCTAAAGATAAATTAGAAACAATTACAAATTTTAAAATTTACGAATTATAATGGCGCTAAAGAAAAACGATTTCAGTTCAATAAAGAAAAAATTCTCTACCGACGCAAAATATAAACCTCAGAGGTTTTTTGACCTTGGATCAGAGTTCCTTGATGCGGTTGGATTACCAGGACCGGCAATTGGACATTTAAATATGTTACTTGGACACTCGGATACAGGAAAAACCACAGCACTTATCAAAACTGCTGTAGACGCTCAAAAGAAAGGTATTCTTCCTGTTTTCATTATTACTGAACAGAAGTGGTCCTTTGAACATTCCAAACTTATGGGTCTTGAATGTGAAGAAGTAGTAGATGAAGAAACAGGTGAGTTAACATGGGATGGATTTTTCTTGTTCAATAATAACTTTGATTATATTGAACAAATCACGGAGTACATCAATGACTTATTAGATGCACAAGAAAAAGGTGAATTAGATTATTCATTATGTATTATGTGGGATTCAGTAGGGTCAGTTCCTTGTAAAATGACTTACGAGGGTAAAGGAGGTAAACAACACAACGCAAGTGTTTTAGCCGACAAAATTGGTATGGGTATCAACCAACGTATATCAGGATCTCGTAAAGCGGATTCTAAATACGAAAATACTTTAATCATTGTTAACCAACCTTGGGTAGAATTACCTGACAATCCATTTGGTCAACCTAAGATCAAGGCAAAAGGTGGTGAAGCAATTTGGTTGAATTCTTCTTTAGTATTTTTATTTGGAAATCAAAAAGGTGCAGGAACAACAAAGATTACGGCAACGAAAGACAAGAGAACTGTAAAGTTTGCTTCAAGAACTAAAGTGTCGGTTATGAAAAACCACATTAATGGGCTTGGGTTTGAAGACGGAAGAATCATTGTAACCCCACACGGATTTTTACCAGGTAAGGATACAACCGAAGAAAAGGCATCAATAGAAAGGTATAAGAAAGAGTATGCTGACTATTGGAAAGACATTATCGGAGTTGATGGTGACTTCG